TGCTATGCCTACTGGTGCAGTCGTGATGTTCATTCCAGCTTTCAGAATCGAGAGATTTTTGTTGCTTCCTGCAGGGTTTGAAACAATTAAACCCGTATAGGCAGCAGCCAGCGCAACCGTCCATGTATCTTCCGCCTGAGTCGCGGCAATAAACACGTTATCCCTTACCGTAGCCTCATTGTATTCACCATGGGCTTCTGTAACTACCGATGCCCCTTGTCTATCAATTCGTGCAGGGTTCACCGCACCATCTGAACTAGCAACGGGGCCTGTCTTTTTTTCATTCAACATTGTTTTTCCTCCTATCTTCGTTCAATAAAATTGTAATGCCCCGAGTCCGGGTAAAATTCGACCTTGTTCCCGGGGCTGTCATCCTCTGCAATTCGCCGAGCCGCTGAATGAGCATCATTGAAGGTTGCCTCACTTATCGGCCCGCTGACATCCTCTTTCCAATTAAAGCCATCCCATAAAAACCTTTTCCCGGTATCCCGTTCATGGAGTTGCGAGCCGTCCTTGATATTTGTTGTCGGCTTAGTGTCAGTTGACACTCCTTCATATCGGCCAATCGTTTGAATCCGTTTATATGCCATGGCAACCTCCCTTAAATCACGTTCGTGACATAAGCGCCATCAGACATGGGCTCGTAAAAAATTGACCATTGATGGCTTCCACTTGTTGCATCTGCAACAGTTGTAACCATTCCGATTGTGCCAGTCCCGCCCTCTGTACCGATTATCATCGAGAGTACGGCATCGCCAGGCGTGATGCACGCTGTTCCTGTGAGGAGAGGCACAGATGCAATCCCAGTGCCTATCCATCTAACTCTACCTCCCACCACCAATGTAGCCAGTGTTAGGGAAACTCCGCTTATCACCTGGACACCAATGGCTGGTACAGTCGATGTAAAGTTGAGTTGCAAGAGCGTTGCTCCTGGTGCCCCATCAATAACAAGAGATTCAGCAAATAAATAATTGACTTTGATGACACCATAAACATTAAAAAGCTCCCATTGGTCCTGATGCCAATAAGTCAAATTGGCGAGAACTCCAGTATCAACCCGGAAACCGAGGACTTGGTTACCAATTTCTTCCCTTGTGTCTGGTTCATAATGTTCATATCCCATTTTAGACCTCCTTCCTTACAATATAGCGGTCACATATGACCCGTCTTCCATGGGTGCCCAATACATAACAAATTGGCATGTCCCGCTTAATTGACTTGCTGCTGCTGTTAATATTCCAATGGTTCCAACGCCCATAACACCTGCGATTGTGGCTGATCCGATTATCTGCGGATCTTGACAAATCACATCTGAAACACCACCGCCACCAGTGATAACTGGAGCACTTGCAACTGCACCACCCACATAAACAGCTCTATTGCCCTGTGCTAAAGAAGTCAGGGCTGCACTTGCTCCGGTCATTGGTTGAACAGCTACGGCCGGAACCGTAAAAGTAGCATTGAAAAGCAGAGTCGTTCCTTGTGCGCCGAATACTGTAATTGCTTCACAATATAGTTGCTTGACTAAAATCCGTCCGTAAACATTAAATATCTCATATTGCACTTGATCGAGATATGTGGCGTTAGCAACAACTGATGTTTGTATTCGCATACCATGTGCAAGATCACCCATCCGTTTTCTCGTTGATGGACTATACTTTCGCATTATCCTACCTCCTACTTTTTAGAGAAATCTTTGACCTTTGGCTTTTCCGGTTCCTCTATTTTCTCCAGCCTTTTTTTCAACCCCTTCAATTCCTCCTGCATGGAGTGCATCTCAGACTTGGAACCTTCAATTTCCAGTCGCAATTTCTCTTCAAGTTCTTTTATTGTTGCTTTCAGACCGTTGTTCGCTGAAGCAATCTCTTCATTAGCAATTATATGAACTTTGGCAATGTCATCACCATATAAGGACATATTAGCCTCCTTAAATGAGGCGGCCATATTCCAGGCCGCCCCGGTGTTTTAATAAACTGTCATTTGACTGGTGCTCGATTTCGCATACCTGGCACCACTCAAAATCGCAATAGCAGACCCGGTTGATGCCCCTCCGGGATTGACAACACACATTCTGAATCCGACATGACCATCAACCAACATTGATGCGTCAAGCTCGATGACATACATTTGTGGCACAGCACCTGCAACAGGAATGAGGCCGGCAGCTGCCGTTGCGGTCCATGTTAAGGCACCCGGAACATCACCATTCGCCAATGACTGCGATGTTTCGTATCGATAATACGGAAACATGATCTCGGTTGGCGTAGTTGGCACCAGATCATCACACGATTCGATGGTAACGACCCCGGCAGCCAATGGATTCACACCGATACTGTATATGATCGTCGCATGTGAATAGTTTTCCATATGAACGATTACGATACTATCAGCACCGGCATATATTCCCTGAAATTCAGCCGGGACATATAAGGTCACGATCTGACCTTCTTCAACTATGTTAAATCCTCTTGCTCCCATAATTAAATCCTCCTTATTTATGAGCCGGGGCCGAAACCCCGGCTAATTTATTGTTATGCTCTGGCATCCAAGGTGATGAAATGACTCTGGGTAGACGTTGCCCCGCCTTTATAGGGCGTAAGAGGTAAAGCCCTCCAAGGCTGCCCATCCATTCTCAAAACAAACCGTAGGGCTGTCTCATCATACTGGAATCTGACATGAATACTCATATCCTGTTTCAATCCGCCTTTTTCTGCCATGATGTATCCATCCTTGAAATTTGCCAGGATGATATCTCCCTTAGTCCCAAGGGTAGCTGCCTGCTCAATGGCGATTGCGGGTAAGCCCATCAACCGCCCATAAGGAGCATCACTCAACCCACCCGGAGGCATATAGATTGGAATTCCACCCGTGCCGACTGCCAGGCTCATAGTGAAAAGTTGGGGTTCAATGTTCTGGTTGTAATACCACTTATAATTTCCAGTCTGTGCAGCAAACCTACGAGAATACATATTGACAATATTCTCAGCCATGATTGTTGACGCCGGTTGAGCAGCTTCCTTGCCAACTGACACGAGACATCCGGCGTTTAAGATACCCAACGCCATGCCTGCCCCCGTTCCATTGACGAGATCATCCTGAACCTGAAAGTTGAATGCTCCTTGAAAAGCTGAACTGACACGGGTTTCCATTGCAGGTGCATCCATCATCAGCTCATCAGTCAAGTAGCAAAGCCCGATCAACTTTTTCAAAGACAACTCGACTCTTCGGAATTTTGGCTTACTTTTCTGCTTTTCTTCGGCTTCATCAGCATGATAAACAATGATCCCACCGGCTATACTGGATGCTCTTGAGGTTTCGTCATATCCATTGAGCACGATTCCGTTTGAGGTAGCCGATATCGGAATTTTCTCACATTCACCTGCAATCAAGCCATTGTCGAAAAGATCCTCAAAAAGCCGATTTGCATGATCCTGCTGGATCAGAAATCCGCCATCGCTTGGAACGCTTTCTCCCAGACCCGTTGCCGCTGCCTGAATCCTTAATCTCGGGTCAACGGTTCCACCCGGACGTCCGGCATTGATAATGGCTGCAAGTTGCTCACCGAGAGACAAAAATCTGTCTTTTTCGGCCCGATCCTTCCCGACTTCGATCTTTGCCGTGTTTGGAACGGTCAGAGCACTCTGGGGTGCTGCCAGCTCACTCGCCATTTGTTCCTGGCGCTCCTGGGCTTCGACTACTTTACGGGTTGCATCAACCCTGTTCATCATCTCGGTTTTGAGAGTCAACTCCTCATCTGTTGGATCTCGATTTTCTGCAATGCACTTTGCATCGATATCGCCGATCTTTCTCATCAGAGCGGCAATATCTTCTCTGTACTGAGTTATTGTTTTCATTGAATTCCTCCTTTACTTTGTTGGGGCCATTATTTCGGCCTGCATTAATAAATCCTCTGTACTTCCCTTTTTGATATTCTTAGCTTTCTCTGCCTCTCGCAGACGGGCTTCTTCCGCAATTTGGGCATCTCGCTCAGCTTGCAGATGGGCTTCCTCCTGGGCATCTCGCTCATTCAGATCACCCTGAAATCCCTTTGCCAATATCTCTTTCGCTTGACTTCGACTACACCCGGCATCTCGCAGGGCATGTTCTATGTCTCGCGCGTTAAGATCCTTTTTTATGTCCCGCAATTTGTCCGGGACATTCGCAAACACCGACAAATCAAACATGGTGGCGCTTGCCTTTTCTTCGCCATCCTCTTCGATGGCATCAATCATTCTCATTTCAAGGGCCTCTTCGGCTGTCAGCCATGTCTCTGCCTTCATCAATTCCTTGATTTCATCGATTTTTTTGCCTGTTTTCTTGGCATATGTGTTGGCCAGTACCCCATCAATTTTGTCGAGAAGATCAGCCTCTTCTCTCATGTTCTCGGCGTTTCCGATTGCCAATGACCAGGCCTCGTGGAACATGAAAAAGGCATTCTCGGCCATCAAAGTCTCATCGCCGGAAAGCGCGATAATCGAGCCTATTGAGGCAGCCAGACCATCAATGTGGATGATGGTTTTCGCTTTTAATTGCTTGATGCTGTTGGCAATGGCGGTTCCATCAAAGACATTCCCACCAGGCGTATTTAATCGAATATGGATGGTTTCAGCCTTGATATCGTTCAGGTCCTTCACGAAGGTCTCGGCCATGATTCCGAACCAGCCGATTTCGTCATAAATGTAGATGGTCGCCTCTTTATCGGTCGCATTCTCTATCCGATAATTTCCTTTCGGCTTTTTTTTGAATGGGCTTCGATTCTGGATTCTCATTTGATTTTCCTCCTTGATTTAGGGCAAAGAAAAAGGGGCAGTGTGAACCGGGATAAATCCCGATGTGGAGTCCACATTGCCCCTTGATTCTTTCTTGCCTTCCGTTCGGGTGATCAACCCTCGCGGAAACCCTAATTTTTATTTACTATCTAATAACTTAAGCCTGGCTTTTGGTTCCTCTTCTATTTCCTCCGGTTTCTTTTCTTCCGGTTGTTTCCCTTGGTTCTTGGAGAGATATTCTCCGAACTTGCTCAATGGTATCAGGCCCGTAGGCATCCACAATTCATCGGCTAAGGGGTCTTTGCTGGGGTTCATATCCTCTTTTTCCCGGCCTTCATTCTGAGTTTCCATTCCTATGCTGATTAAAATTTTATGGTATAAGGCCCGATCTTTGGAATTCGCCCTTAAAAGGCCCTCAAAATTATGTTTGAAATATAAAAATTGCTTTCGTTGCGTTGCAGATAGGAGTTGCATGTTATAATTTTGTTCAAAGCGAATAAACCAAGGGAGCAATGAATCAACAACATAGCTGGCGTTCTCAGATTCGATATTGTTAAAAGAAGATTTTGACATTTCTTTCAACTTATGTACGGGTAAATTTGTCCATCTTGCCATATCTGTAATTTGAAACTGTCTTGA